AAATATGTCCTTAGTAATTAATAATAAATTATCTTGGATTGTGCTTGTAAGTCCCCTTACAGTATGCGAGAGTCTTTCTGCAGCCCCACCAAATTTTCTTTCTACAAAATTTAAAATTGCTGGAATAACATATTCTGAAGAACCTTTAGCTTCACGGGCTATGTTCCTTATTTGGTCTCTAGTTAGCCCTAATTCTTCCTGAAGTGCTTGAATAATAGGAAAACCTGCTGAAGCAAATAATTTTAAATCTCTAAATTCCATCCTACCTAATGCTTTTATTTTACCCATTGCCTCTGTTAGTGAATTCAATGCAACAGGGTCAACACCAATTATTGCAGTAATGTCAGCTAATGCTTCCATGATAGGCATAATTTCTTCTGCTGCATATTGGAAACCCAAAAGTTTTCTTGTACTTTGGACTACATCTTCCATTTGAAAAGGAGTTACTGCTGCAAATGTTTCCAACCTTGCAAGCATTGATTCAGCACCTTTAACAGAACCAAGCATAATTTCTAAGGCAAGGTAGGCTTGTTCCATACTTACCATAAAATTATACATTTCACGTGTAGCTTGATTTATTATACGTACTAATCTATAAAAAGTCTGTGATATTAAAATACCAGTTACTACACGGGAAATTGCTTTAGTTCCACTTTCTGCAGTCCAAACAAGCCTAGAAAAACTTTTTTCAGCTTCAGTCGTTCCACGTTTAACAGTTTTGCCTATATTAGTTCCAAGATTTTGCTCTATAGATTTACCTGCTTTTCTTGTTTTGCTCTCCGCTTGGTTTATGGCACGTTCAAATTGACTTATTAAAAGCTCTAATTTTGCACTTAATGTTGCAACATCGTTCATATCTTATCCTTTTAATTCAATTAAAATATCTGGTCAATAAAACCAGTTGGCTGTTTTCTCTTTCCACTGCCTATTTCAATATAAACATTAAGTAAAGCAAAGAATTCTCTTGGAGTAGTTTTCCATAATTCTTCTTCGGTAAAATTTAAAATATTCCTTCCGATATATTTAATCCATACCCAATCCCAGACATCTTCTATATCTTTGGTTGGGTATGGATTACCTCGTTTTTTGAATCACCTGCTAAAATCTTATCTTCGGTTTCTTTGGATACTTCTTCTTTATTTACTTCATCTTTTATATTAGGCATCGAAACCTTAATAGCTTCTCCTAGCTTTTCTGCAAGAGTTGACATATCGGCAATACTAAGAAGTGCTCCTGCTTCTAATTCAGTCATTTTAGGATGAGCATGTATCAATCCTGCCCAGAAGATAGTTCTGATGGCTTTAATACTAATTTTTCTTCTTGGGACCTTTTTTGGTTTTCCCTCTTTATCTAGGATTATATTATCATCATCATCTCTATCCTCTGTCATAATAACATTGCCTTCATCATCCTTTTCATCTGTACCTTCAAGTGATTTCAATGCTTTATAAAGAGAACCGTATTTTTCCTCAAGCTCTGCAAAAGCATTGAGGTCATACTTTAAATAATATGTAGTACCTTTTAATTCTATAGGTACGCCTTCAACTTTAATATCTTCTAAATTACTCATTTTGACCTCCTTTGAGTATTAGAAATTAATGTTATTTTTATGCTCCAGCATCAGGTCCATCAACAAACCAATTTGTACCTGTTTCTTCTGCATATCCGTCTTCATCTTCATCTGCTTGCTTAATCCATACATCGTCATACTCCCTCTTAACAAATTTTCCAGTAATTGTAGCAGTTTGAAAATTAATAGTGTCTTCTTTAGTCTGATGTGACTGTTCTGGTTCAGCAAATTTACCCTTAACAAGCCATGCATATCTCCATTTTCCATTGGTCTTAATTGATTTAAAACCGATTGCTAACCAAGGTGGTATAGCAGTTGACTTTCTTAGGAGAATACCATTAGCTATTTCATGTCCTAGAAGAACTGCCTGAACACTTAAAGGTAAATCTGCCATGTTAAGCTCTAAATCAATTTCACCTAATTGAGAAGCAGTTTCCATGGGACCGTCATCTGCAAAGAGAGTTTCTGAAGATGGATTTGGGTTTATGTTTGCTGTAATTGCACCTACCATTTTAACAGGTGCACCATAACTTGCTCCATCCTCATCATCTTTGCCCAAAATAGCATAATGTACATCCCTTAAACCTATTTTAACTCCGCCTTCCATATACTATCCTCCTTTCTTTTAAATTAATCTTTTGTAGTTAAAACTCCCATACTAAACGTAAAAATAGTTCTATTAGATTCATCTACTTTTAATTTAGTAGGAGTACTTCGTGGGTGAATTATTGCCCATCTGTCTTCAGTTAAGAAGATAATTCTATCTTCTACATCATTTTTATGAAATAAATTGTAGATGTCATGTATCTTTTCTTTTCCAACAGTATAAATCTTGTTTCTTACTTGAACTGTAATTCCTCTATTAGCAAAATCCCCAATAAATGCAGGATTTCCTCCATATTCATAGAGTGAAACTATATCATCAGGAGAAATTGGAGCATTATCAGTAAAAGCATCTATTGCCCGTCCTTCAACTTTATTGTTATCTACAAGAAAATCAATTAAATCTAATAATAAATCGCTCATAGTTGCCTCATCTTGCTGGACGTTTTGTTAATATTACTCTTATACTGTTTGCTAAATCATCCTTAAATTTAGTTTCGGCTCTGCGTACAGGGTCTTCAAAGAATTTAGATTTACCTGTTATTCTTTTTGTGGCATATTTTTCATAGTCTTCATGCACTATAAACATATATTCAGAAGCTAGCTTTCCAGTTTTAGGATTTACTTTATCCTCTGGACCACCATAACCTATTTCAACAGATACTTTGTCATTTGTAACTATAGGGTCTGTGACATATCCTGAACTAACTAAAGTCCAGGTATCTTTGGGACATTCCTCAAAACTCTCAAGCATAATATCAGTACCAATATTTTTTAGAATCTCTCCAGATTCATTTCGGATATTGTCTAAAATACCTCTTAAGTTAGCAATTAGAGTATCTATTGATTTCCAATCCATTGTGCATTTTATTTCCATTAAAGATATACCACCATAACATCCAGATTGCCTTCTTCATCTCTAAATTTATGAAAGTTTTTTGGAAAACAATCTATTTCATTTAATACAAATTTATCCTCTGGTTTGATACTTGGAATAAGCTCATTATCTCCGTCAATATATAATTGGGCATTTGAGATTACTTCTTCATTTCTAAAATCAGTTATCCTACGGATTGTTTCATCCACATAGCAGGAGAGGACAATAGCCTTTGGTTCAAAAGTATCTTCTCCTGCTACATTTCTTGATTTCCATTCATAATAATCAACATTGAAGGAATTTAACCAATCTTTAAAATGTTTTGAAGTAAGTCCCATAATTACCTTCCTTAATCATTGGTCATTAAATCCTTTTTAAATACAGGCTGATTAATATCGGAATCCTCTTCAAAAACCTTAGCTTTTTCTTTAGAGATATTTCCACAATAAGGTGTACCATAAGCTGTAGCTCTTTTACGAAGTTCTTTAGCTTTATTTGAGTAATTTTTAGTAATTGAACCCAGTTCTACCCTTAGTGGACCTAAAGACCTTGAAGCCTCTTCAGCATATTTAGCAGCCAATATTTCACATAAACGAGCAGAAGCCCCAAGAATTGTTTTCTCAATACTATAGGCATATTCTATTTCTGCATCAGTGAACTTCGCTTTGGCTTCAACAATATCGTTTATTTCAAAGCGTATAGCTTCTATAGTACTATTCCTGGGATTTCCATTCCAAGTAAATGCCATTTGATTGCTCCTTTAATAATTACTTTTTTTAGTTAACTATTCCGTTAAAGAATATTCCTAAATCAGCAGCTACTAAATGCATATCAAATGCCATTTCTCCTTCTATCCTTTCAGTACCCATACCGAGCAATGGAGTAGGTATTCTATTAATTCTGTTTCCAAAAGCTCCTGCGCCCATTAAACCTTTCCAAGCGAAGATATATCCGCCTGATGGTTGTTTAAGTGCAGGTCTTGGTGGTGCATAAACCAATAAACAATGCTTTCCAGCAATGAAATCGGTATCTTCTGTAGCACCTTCAGATGCAGAATTTTTAACTCCTTCAGCCACTACGTACTTATCTACTTCAAAGAGTGATGCAAGAAGTTCTCTAGTAACTATTCCTCTTTCGGTATATTTGATTCTGTCAAGGATGTCCGCATGGTTTCTCAATGCTTCATGGACATAAGGACCTACAACCATAATATTTGGTTTACGACCTGTAATGGACTGTACTGCTACTTTAGCGTTTCCAATATTTCTTATTGGGTCAGAACCGCTTGTACTCCATTGTTTAACAGTACCACCAGTACCGTCACCCCCATTATAATTGTATGTCCAAATACCTGTTCTAAAAAACCTTGTTACCCATTCTACTTCCCTTCTTATAAGAAGTTTCTGCATTACGAATTCTACTGCATCTCTGTCAGGGTCTAATGGATTATCGGCATTAGCTCTGTCATCAGGACCAACGCTCTTATGATAAGCCCAAGGTTCGCAGTAATAACTTGGAGTGTTATCTATTTTGTAACCACCGCCTGCAGATTCAGTATTTGGAACTCTTTTCCTTGCTTCATCTCTAAACCAGTCTTCTTTTAGATATACGAAATATCTATCTGATTGCTTCATTACAGGGACAATTGGAAAAACTTTATCTGCAATGAATGAAGACTCCTGCTGTAGATATGCTCCGCTAATATTAGTTAACGCAGAATCTATATGTATATTTGC